AATCAAGCGTTCATAAACCAGGCGTTCATCAAAGAAATCATCCTGGGCATGACGCTCCGGTCGCAGGCGGTGAACAGCCAGGGCCTACCGCTCATTGAGCTCAACATGGTCACCGGCGCTTTCACGGTACGCGGCCAGGACGCCAATGGCTCGACGCTGCTGAACAACGGTGGCCTATACGTCTATGACGCCAACAATGTCGAACGCCTGGCTGCGGGGAGGTTGACCTGATGACGGTGCTGTACGGACTCAGGACGAAAGACGCACAGGCTGCAGTAACGCTCGACACATCCGTCACCCCTGTGCGCTCTCTCAAAATCATGACGGTGACCGGCAATGGTGACTGGGATCAGTATTTCTCGATTCCAGAAATCCAGGCCCAATCCTTTGTGGTTGTCGACACATTGGAGAACAAGGGCGAGCTCACGGATACCCCCGATGCGTTCTGGTCGACCGGTCAGCTGCACCTTCGGCGAGCCCTGAGCAAGACCTGGCTGGTGATGATCCTGTCCCAGGGCGGCGAGCCGTTTGCTGCACCGGGCACATACGGAATCAGAACAAGGAACAACGACATCCGCACCCAGATCGATTCAGCGAACAGAGTCCTGACGGTCCATTCAAACGGTGCATTTCAGTTTGGCCAGATGGCGCCCGGCAACTATGTGCAGACCATGGATGTCACCTTTCCATCAGTCATCACCACCTATGAGCGACCGCTGATTTTCCTGAACGCAGTCGATTACATGATGGTCGGTAGCTTCTTTGTGCACGGCAGTCCTGGTGCATGGACAGGGTTTCATCTGCGGGCCTGGGCGAACGCCGCTGTGCACGGCCCGGTGGCAAACACACCGATGACTATCAAGTGGATCTGCTCAACGTACATGCCCCTGGTTGCCGGAGACGGTGAGTATGGGGCGCGAGTGAGCGATGCGACGGGTGCAAGGGTGTTTCTCACCACGGCCAATCTGACCACCCTGAACAGTCAGCCAGCCAACAATTCCTTCGTGGCCGCAGGACCATCTATCGCGGGGTCGCCCAGTCAGCAAATGCCCTGGACCGGCAACGCCTCGGACTATGTTCTGGCCAACGCCTTGTTCTCCTGCTCGAACGTCGTCCAGACGACCCAGCCCTACAGGGAGAACTTCGGCGGGTTTTGGCCCGGCAACCGGGGAATCCTGCAGATGTACTGTTACAACGGCTCAGGCATCAACCCGTTGTCAGCCAACGGAAGAACACTATTCGCGGCGCGCCCTATGCGCCCCCTTTAAGGAGCCATCATGGCCAAGCAGACCATCAATCTCGGAACCGCGCCTACGGGTGCGGGCGGCGATACACCGCGCAGCGCATTCACGAAGGCCCAAGCCAACTTTGACGAGCTGTACGGCATCACCGGCGGTCTTGGAACCGCTGCAACCAGAAACGTTGGCACCGGCGCAGGCAACCTGCTTGAGCGAGGTGCATTCGGCCTCGGGGCCGCATCCGCCCAGGGGGCGACGTTTACCGGCGTCACTGGCTTCAGCACTTTCCCTTCTTCGGCATCCCCAGTGCCTGGGGCCGGCGGCTCGAAGATCACCCAGAACGTTGGCGGGAACCTGTTCTCCGAGTTTGTCATCGTCGCTGACAGCGCATCGTCACCCACGGTCGCCGTGAGGCAGTACGACGCGAACGGAAGCCCTGGCCCATGGAACAAGTTCTACACCACCGGCAATACCACTCGTGCCGCTGACGGCACCCTCAAGGCGACTTAATCATGGCAAGAGCAGCAATCAACATCCTTGGCGCAACCGGCGAGACCTACGACCTGGTGTCGCAGGGCTCCTTTGATGTCGCTTCGGCGCGGGCATCGACCGGCGTTTATACGGTTACCGGCACGCTCGGTATGGTGCCTTTTCCCCCGGTCGACGTTGGCTGGGGTTACACGCTCAACCAGGTGGACGGGCGCGCCGACATTGAGATCGAGTTCGCCGATGGCTTGCTGACGGTGACCGCGACGAAGGACGGGCAGCCGTACGACCTCAAGCACATGATCACCCTGCATATCCTGGTGCCCAGCCTGCCGCTGGCGGGATTGCCAGATGAGGCACCTCGGCCTGCTGAAGGCTGATCGCGCAAGCACATCACCACCCGCCATCGAGCGGGTTTATTTTTGCCTGGAGAAACGCATGCCCCCTTTGACCGAGCAGCAGTTGCTGCAGATTCTCCCGAACGCCCGCCCAGTCGCGGGCACTTTTTTGCCTGCGCTGAACCGGGCCATGGCCCGCTACAAGATCGACAGCCCGGTGCGCGTTGCGGCGTTCCTGGCCCAAGTTGGGCATGAGTCGGGCCAGCTGCGCGACCTGGTGGAGAACCTTAACTACAGCGCCGAGGCGTTGCTGCGCACCTGGCCCAGCCGGTTCACCGCAGTGTCGGCGGCCGCATGCGCGCGGCAGCCGGAGAAGATCGCCAACATCGTGTACAGCGGTCGCATGGGCAACACTCGCCCGGGGGACGGCTGGCGGTACCGTGGACGCGGGCTGATCCAGCTCACTGGGCGGGCGAACTATGTCGCCGCCGGCGCCGGCCTGGCCCTGCCGCTGGAAGAGCAGCCTGAGCTGCTCGAGCAACCCGAGCACGCCGCGCTCTCCGCCGCCTGGTGGTGGTCGACCCACGGCCTGAATGGGCTGGCCGACGCCGGCCGCTTCCAGGATATCGGCAGCGTGATCAACACCGGGAAGCTTGGGCGGGTGCCGCACGGCGCCGCTGAGCGAAAGGCGCTGTATGACCGCGCGCTGAAGGTGCTGGCGTGATCAGCTGGCGCACGATCGGCGCGGCGTTATCGCTGGCGCTGGTGGCCTGGGCGTTCTGGGGCGCCTACGAGCACGGCCGCTCGACCATGGATGCAGAGTGGCAGGCGCGCTGGGCTGACCGTGATGCGGGTGACAAGCAGGCCTGGGCGCTGGAAGAGGCCAGGGCCCGCAGTGAAGAGCAACGCCGCGCAGCGGCACAGGAGGAGGTGAGAGCAAATGCCCGGGAACAAGAACACATTGCAGCTGTTGATGGCACTGGCGCTGATACTGTTGGCCAGCGGATGCGCGACGAAGCTGCCCGATATGCCACCACCGCGGGCAAGTGCGCCGCAGATACCGCCGCTGCCACCCGAGGCCAGGCAGCCACCCGCGCCGCCATGGTGCTCTCCGACCTGCTCGCACGGGCTGATGCTCGAGCGGGAGAGCTGGCGAAAGCGTATGACCGAGGCCGAATAGCAGGGCTGGCGTGCGAGGCGTCCTACAGCGCGCTGCGCTCGACTCAGCGCTAACCCTTCGGCGGCATTGCGCCCCAGGTGGCAGGGCAGCCCCCAATGTGTCGATTCTTCAGCTCGGTGTTTTCTACCAGGGCATCGGACAGTTCCCAGGTCATGCGCTCGATCCTGGCATTCAGCTTGGTGATCTCGGCGGCCTGCGTCTGGTGGATGGCCACCAGTTTCTCGATGTTCTCCCGGGCCCGGTCGAGCTCATGCCGCAACTGCTCGCACTCGGCTTCGACCAGGCGCGCATGCTGGCGCAACATTTGAACAGGCGTGGGCATGCCCAGCGCGAAGCTGTCGTTTTCGATGATCACGGTGCAGGCCTATCTATACTGTTTGGATATACAGCAATCGAGGTAGTGTAATTCTGAACAGCTTGGGGTGACGAGCTGCAGGGGGAGAGGGGATTATGATCGGTCGGCAGGACGCCGGAGGAGGGGTGAAAATCAGTTCCAAAACTGAAGACGCATACCGTGGTAGAATGCGGTCTGTAGCCGGTCGGTAAGGCGAAAGTTTTGGAACTGAAATCCGGGGCAAAGGTGCAGCGGGCTTGAGTCTTCGTATCGGTCTTGAAAACCGTCGATGGGCAACTATCCTAGAGTTCGAATCTCTACGCTTCCGCCATATTTAAAGCCCTGATTATTCAGGGCTTTTTGCGTTTCTGGGGCATGGAAAAATGTCGGCGCTGACAAAACTTCGGCTACTTGGTGGGCTTTGCCAGCGCTCCTACGCGGCGGTAAACCCGCTCAGTGATTTCCCTGCTACGAACGGAAAACGATAAGGCGCTGGCGGGCAGCGCGGGAGGGTCAGTCCCGTCGGACCCTGAAGCCGAACATGCACTCAACATCGTGGTGTTCGCGCTTTTGATAGGCCTTGAACTTGGCCTGCGAGGGCGTGCTGGCCAGCATCTGGGCTTCAACTCAAGCAAGGGCACAGGGCAGGACAGATGGTTTTGGCGGTGCCTTGTAATTTGAGCTTACTGGAATGGTAACTGTCTCGAGTCCGTAACTAGCACGGGCTGAACAAAGCCTTCGGTATCACCATTCAGCCACGATTGTTCTGTTCGTGATACGTAGAATTTAACGGGTGCGCCAAATTCGTCGGTTGAAGCTGCTGCGATCAATGTGTGCTGTGGATACTGCGTGCGCCACTGCTGAAACACTGCGTTGATCAACAGCAAAGCATGTGCAAGATGATCGTCCTCCAGGTAATCGTCGATACGCAGTGAGTTGACCCAGCATTCAACGCTCGTCTCGTCCGGGCAGAGCGCTCTTTGCACAGTTCGAAGTCTTTTCTTGAAAACGGTCAGTAGAAAGCACCCCTCCCACTCACTGAACCCTTCCGCGATCAGTCTAATCAGCTCATTTGGCAAATTTTTACCGCTGAGCGTTACTGCCTCAAGCTCTTGGGACATCAGCTGATTTATGACCACTCCGACTCCCCTAAGTACCTTTCCATGGCGTTGTCTGCCGAGTTGTTAAGCTTTTTGTCTTCCAACAGCATGTTGACGGATTTGGACGCGTCTATGAAGGTCTTCGTGTCCGGATCGTCTACTTTGTGGCTGAAGGTCGCGGCGGGATGTGGGTCATGGCATTTTTCCAT